CCAATAACTAGTTTACCTGATGATTTAACATATGTTGATGGTTATTTAGATTTAGTTGAGACTAAAATAACTACTCTACCTAAAACTTTAGAAGTCCGAGATTATTTAGACTTATCTTATACTCCAGTAACTAATTTACCTAATGGGTTAAAGGTTGGTAATTGGTTAGGTATTCGTGGTACTAAAATAACTAATTTACCTAATAATTTAGAGATTTCTGGTGATTTATTTATGGAATTGAATAAAATAGAAAGTTTACCTAAAGATCTAAAAGTTGGAGGTGACTTATATATAGATCAAACACCTCTTAAAGATAAATATTCAATTGCTGATATTAGAAAAATGGCACCTGGTATAAAAGGTGATATACTATTATATTAATTATGTGGGTGTATAACAACAATACAATTTCTTCTTTATCAGATTTAGGAGAAAATGAACCTTTTGGTTTTGTTTATAAGATTACAAATTTAACTAATGGTAAATTTTATATAGGTAAAAAGAATATATATTCTAAAGTTAATAAACCTATAACTAAGAAAGAATTAGAAGAAATTAAAGGCCCTGGAAGAAAACCAAAAAAGAAATTAGTAATTAAAGAAGCAGATTGGATTAATTATTTTGGTTCGAATAAAACACTTGTAGATGATCTTAAAAGTCTAGGTAAAGAAAATTTTAAAAAAGAAATACTTAAATTATGTTATTCATCTAAAGAATTAACATTCTGGGAATCTTGTTATCAATTTAAACTAGATGTTTTATTTGTAGATAGCTATAACGATAACATAGCAGCAAAACATTTTAGATCTGATTTTAATAAGTAAATTTGGATTATCCAGAATAAATTATTATATTATATCAGACTATGGTAAATGAATTTCTTGTTAATTTAGTAAACTCTGTTTTAGGTCCTGGAAGAAAAACTTCTAGAGGTAACTATGCTTACCATTGTGTTTTCTGTAACCACCCAAAACCTAAATTCGAAATAAATTTTGATACAAATGAGGATGGAGAAAATCCTTATAGGTGTTGGGTGTGTCATACTAAAGGTATGACTTTACAAAATTTATTTAAGAGAGTCAAAGCATCTCCTGATAAAATAGAAGAATTAAATAAATTAACAAATTATATTCCCAAAAAACAACATTTCTCTACATTAGTAGAAAGTCTTAAACCCACACTTCCTAAAGAATTCACTCCTTTATATCCTAAGGGTGAGTCTTTTTATGCTAAAAAAGCATTAAGTTTCCTCAAGTCTAGAGGAATAACTGATAAAGACATAATCAAGTATAATTTAGGTTACTGCAATTCAGGAGATTATGATGGTAGAATAATTATTCCTTCTTTTGATAGAGATGGGAACTTAAACTATTTTTCATCCAGAAGTTTTATGTTTAGTAATGAGGTTAAGTATAAAAATCCTCCCATGTCTAGAGATATAATTCCTTTTGAATTTTTTATAAATTGGAATGCTCCTATAATACTATGTGAAGGTCCATTTGATGCTATGGCTATAAAAAGAAATGCAATACCTTTATTTGGTACCTCTATTTCTAAAACTTTATATAAAAAAATATATTCTTCGAAAGTTAAGAAAATTTATCTGGCATTAGATAAAGATGCCTTAGATAAATCTATAAATTACTGTGAAGAATTAATGAAAGAAGGAAAACAAGTTTATCTAATTAAACTTGAAGATAAAGATCCTAATGAAACAGGTTTTGATAAAATATTAGAATTATTACATAATGCAAAGCAACTCACTTTATCAGATTTGATGAGGTATAAACTAAATATATGAGTAAATTAAACAAACATTCAAAAATTGATACAGACTTAAATCGTATTGATTTTTTAGACCAAAGATTCTATCAACGTAAGAAAGAATATTACCCTTCAGTAACTTATATCCTTAATTCTTTTCCAAAGGAAAAATTTTTTGAAGAATGGTTAAAGCAAGTAGGTTATAATTCAAATTATATAGTACATAAAGCTGCGACCGAAGGAACTCAAACTCATTATCTTATAGAACAATATTTAGAAGGTAAAGAAATTAATTGGTTAGATGATTATGGAAAACCAAAATATTCTGAAGATGTTTGGAGTATGTTCTTAAAATTTACGGATTTCTGGTCTCGTTATAAACCTGAATTAGTTAAATCCGAAATATTATTATATTCAGATACACACAAATATGCAGGTACTTGTGATTTAATTGTTAGAATAAATGGTGAGTTATGGTTATTAGATATTAAAACCTCTAATGTATTGCATAAGGCTTATGATTTACAACTAGCAGCTTATTCTAAGGCTTGGGATGAATTAACAGGTGAAAAAATACAAAAAGTAGGTATAATCTGGTTAAAATCTACTAAACGCAGTCATTCAGATAAAAAAATGCAAGGTATTGGTTGGGAAGTAGTACAGCCCGAACTATCTATTGATACTAACTTTGAATTCTTTTTAAAAATGTATGATATTTTCAAATTATTAAATCCCAAACCAGAACCTATATTTAAAAATTATCCTCTTTCTGCTAAATTAGATTTCTAAATTTATTATATTTATAATAAAATAAATGATAAAGTTAACATCTTTACTTAGAGAAGTATTAAATAAACCTAAGGCTATATTTTTAGCAGGACCTGCTGGTTCTGGTAAAACATTTATATCTAAACAATTTATACCTGATATTTTTATTACTCTAAACATAGATGATACATACGAAAAACTACTTAAAAAGTCAGGTTTAGGTATGAATACCAAAGATTTTTCTCCTGAAGAATTATCTAAGTCTGCACAATTAATGTCTTTAGCTAGAAAAGCAACAGATGAAAATTATGCTAAATTAGTAAACGATAAAAAAAATATAGTAATAGATGGTACAGGTGGTGCTTCTAAACCTTTACTAAAGAAAAAACAAGAATTAGAAGATTTAGGGTATGAAACATTCATGGTTGCATTATATGTTTCCCCTATAACCTCATTAGAGCGTAATATATCGCGTGAAAGAAGTTTAATGCCGTCTATTGTTGTAAGAACTTGGCGCGACTATATGAAAAACATAGAAGATTACAAAGCAGCGTTTGGTGATAATTTTGTATTGATAAATAATGATCCTCAAAATGCTAACAAAACTTACAATCCTGAAGAAATAAAACAGAAATATTTTGATACAGCTTTAGCTAAAGGTAAAGAAAAAACACCTGAGGAAAAAGCCAAATCTGAAGAAAAAAATAAAGAATTAAACCAAGATATCCAACAATTATTGACTATAGAAAGAGAATTTGATTCCTTAGACATAGCAAAAACCAAAATTAATTCATTTATAAAATGAACCAATTAGTCCAAAATATAATCAAACCATTTCTCCCAGAAGAACAAAAACCCGGAGAAACTATAGCAGTATACGGTGGTAGTTATAAACCACCTACATTAGGGCATTTTGAAGTAGTAAACAAAGCATTAAAAGAATATCCTGAAATAACTAGGTTTATAGTGTATGTAGGTGCAGGTATTAGAGATGGGATTACGCAAGAAGAATCAGTAAAAATTTGGGAAATCTATAAAAGGTATTTACCTTTAGAGATAAAGGCAGTACCTAATCCTATAACTGCTATTTATGACTTTGCTAAAACACACCCAAATGATAGTATATTATGGGTTTTAGGTTCTAGACCTGGGAATGAAGCTGATTTTGATGATTTTAAAAAAAGAACTAAGGCGGCTGAAACTCGCCCAAATTTAGTTCCTGTAAACATAGTAACTGACTTAGACATAAGCGGTACTAAAGTTAGACAAAATTTAAAAGATAAAGAATATGTATTTAAATCTTTACCTCCTATATCACAACCGGAAAAGCAAGAAGTTTACAATATACTTATGAAAGAAAATGTTACCCCTGATGAAGCCCCAAGTTCAAAAACCTCGTATCAAACTTTAGGTTTGAAAACAATACGTGTTGTTGTTGAAGGTGAAGGTTTAGAAAAAGATAAAGAAAAAGTATTAGCTTTAATAAAAAAACAATCTCCTAATTCTAAAGTAGATTTTTACCCTGCAACTGGTAAAATAGTTGGGATAATTGAAGCTAATAAATTAGATTCGATTAAACGAGATTTAAGTTCAATAAATAAAGATTATAAAATTTCTGAAAAGAAACAACAACTTAAAGAAGAAGAAAAAATTCCTGGAGGATTAGCCAAAGGTAAGAGTTTAGAAGATATAGCTAAACATCATGGTCTTACTTTAAGTGTAATAAATAAAGCCTTAGAACAAGGAATAAAAACAGAGATGGAACACACCACAGATAAAGATATAGCTAAAGAAATTGCTGTTGACCATTTGTGGGAAGACCCAAAATATTATACTAAACTAGGTAAGATTGAAGAAAATAAATTAGATAAAAAAATACTAAAACAATTAATTGAATTTTTAAATAAAAAAATAGATATAAAACCTCTTCCTAAGCTAAAAATAATAAACAATGACAAGGAAAATTCAGAAGGAATAATGGGTAAAACCGCATACTATGATCCTTTAGGAAAATTAATTGTTGTTTACACATTTGGTCGTCACCCACGAGATATATATTCTTCTATAGTTCATGAGTTTATACACCATAATCAAAATTTAGAAAATAGATTAGGAGAAATAAATACTCAAAATGTTTTAGAAGATGATAAACTTCAACAACTGGAAAAAGAAGCATATGAAAAAGGAGGATTTCTATTTAGAGAATTTAAAGATTCTTTAAGAAATTCTCATGAGTAAATGATCTGAATTTATCTTTATCATATTTATAATAAAAATATGATAGGAATTTATAGAATAACAAACCCTAAAGGTAAAATTTATGTTGGTAAAAGTATCAATATAGAAAAAAGATTTAAATCTTATAGGATTCTTTCTTCATTTAAAACACAAAGAAAATTATATAATTCTATAAAATTATACGGTATAGATAACCATAAATTCGAAATAATTGAAGAATGTAATGAAGAATTATTAAATACTCGAGAAATATACTGGATTAAAAAATTACAAGCTATATCTAAAGGTTTAAATTTAACTAAAGGAGGAGATGGAATAAAATTATGTCCTGAATCCCAAGAATTAAGAAGATTAAAATCGATGAAACCCATACTCCAATATGATTTAGATGGTAATTTTATAAAAGAACATAAAGGAGCTAGTGACGCTGCTAAGGATTTAGGTAAAAAGCAAGGAAATAACATTAATGATTGTGCTAGAGGTAAATATCATTCAACTTATGGGTTTATGTGGATTTATAAAACTAGCGAATCATATTCTCTTCGTATCTCTCCCCCACAATATAAAGATAAAGGCTCTAAATGGACGGAAGAAAGGCGATTAAAGTATAAAAATTCAAGAAAAGGAGAAAAAAGATCATTAGATTATAGTAATAAAATAAGTAAATTAAAACAAAAACCTGTATACCAGTTTGACACCTGTGGGAAGATTGCCCATATATTTTCCAGTTTTGGAGAAATTAATAAATCAGGAGTTATAGGTACAACCAAACTCAGAAAAATAATAAATAAAGATGAATACTATAAAGGATATAGATATTCATACGATATTAATTTAAAATTTGAATAATGAATTTAACTCAAATTTATAAAGAAGAAATAATCCCACAAAAATACAAAATTTACCAAGATTTAGACGGATGTTTATCCGATTTTGATGCTAGGTTTGAATATTTTTCAGGTATGAGTCCTAAAGAATATGAACAACAATATGGTAAGACTAAATTTTGGAATTTAATAGATGAAAAAGTAGGTGAAAACTTCTGGTCTAATATGCCTTGGATGTCTGATGGTAAAGAACTATGGGGTTATATAAAAAAATATAATCCTAAACTTTTATCTGCTCCTTCTAGAGATAATTCAAGCAGAATTGGTAAAAGAAAATGGGTAGAAATGAATATACCTGGTACTAAACTTATATTATCTAAGGCAGAAAATAAAAAAGATTATGCGAGACCTAATTCTATACTTATTGATGATAATGTTAAAAATATAGCAGATTGGATAGGAGCAGGAGGAATAGGTATTTTACACACAAGTGCAGAAGATACAATAAAACAACTAAAAAAATTAGGATTATAAGTTATGTTAAAGAAAGAATTTAATGTCAAAGATGTTACCAGATTAAGAAATATTGTAAAAGGTAAAATTTATGATAAATCAGCAACTGGTGTAGGTTATACTAAAAAAGAAGTTATACATACTGAAGGAGATATTTGGGAAGAGAACGATCAAACTTGGACTATAAAAGATGGTATCAAACAAAACGTTACTAAATTAGATGCTGCTAAAAAATTAGCACATTTTCCTTTATTTTGTCCTTCTTGTAATAAAGTAATGAAACATAGAAATGATAAAACTATGTTTTACAACCACAGAAAATGTTTTAATTGTATGGTTGAATATGAAACCAAATTAAGACAGTTAGGACTTTGGGAAGAGTACGAAAAACAAATAATAAATGAAGGTATAGATAGGTTTATTGAAGGGTATAAGCTTTGGGTTGAAGATGCTATTAAACAGAGCAATTCATCTATTATTACAGAACAAGGTGATATCCAGAATTGGGAAGGTAAATTAAATACCGAACAAATTCAACAAGGTATGGATGAAACTGTTATTTATTTAAATAGCTTAAAAAAGTAGATTTTCATATTTATAAGCATGGAACGTATAATTGAAATTATTACTAAAGTATTAGCTGAAGCTAAGAAAAAGTCTAAAATTAATAAAGGTTTAATGTATGCTATTGCTACTAATTTAGCTAAATATGGTAATCCTAGAACACCTAAAGATGCTAAACCTGCTACTCTAACTAAAAGTTTAGAGAAAAAACGAGAGAAATATATTAAAGACTTAAAAGAAGAAGATGCTACTGAAGATGTTTTAGTTAAACAACAAAAACTTATGAATCTTTATAAAAGTAATAAACGTTCTTTTGTAAAACAATATGGTAAAGATGCTGAAAAGGTAATGTACGGAACAGCAATGAAAAAAGCCAAAAATAGCAAAATCTAAACAGAAATGAATTCAGAAGAATTAATAAAGAAAATAAAAACTATTCTTTTAAGGAATTACGCAACTTCAGCAGAACTAAAACAAACTGAAGATAACGAAATGTTCTTAACAGATCGTTTCCCTCAACTTAAGAAAGTATTAATTGAGTTATTAACTCCTCAATTTAATGAATTTGTTAAAGATATTGAATGGGTTGCACCAAAACCAACCACATTTAGAATTATATTAAATAACAACGCTAATTTTTACTTAATTTATACTAAAAAATCATGGATTGTTAAGGTTGAAGGTAAAAAATATTATATTCTTAATTTACCTGAACAAGAAAGAGCAGTAGATAGTATTGCTAAATTATTAATGTATAATTTTGGTACCATAGAAAAAGAACCAGAACAAGCTCCTGCTCCTGAAGAAAAACCTGCTGAAGAACAAAAATAAATGGATATTTTAGAAAAATTTTTAAATCATTATTCTTATAAATTCAAAAAAGGTTATCCTGATTTAAATAATGAGAATGATGTAATATTAATTGAGCAGTTACTTAGTAATTTAACAGGTAATTCAATAGAATTAGACGAAGTGAAGTTATCGCCATCTCAACTAGATAAACCATATTACCAATCAAGTGAATTTTACGGAAAATACAGTGATAGAGGTGAGAGATTTTTAGATAAAATATTAAAGGGTGAACCGTTTATATTAGATGATAATACCGAAGTTATAATTGATAAAACCAAATCTGAAAAAGCTATAGATTTACTTAAAAATAAAAACTATAAAGATTTAGGAGGAGTTAATAAACTATTTTACGATTCAGAAGGTAACACTTATTCACTTTCAAGCTTTAAAAAAACTCAAGAATTTGGTTCAAGTAGAGGCAAAGGTGGTGGTTCTGAAAACACTAGAGTACAAGAATCTTCTCAATGTGTTGTTAATGCTATTGCTTTTAATATAAAAAAACAAAACATATCTCCTGAAGATATAACTGAAGAAAATTTAACTAAAGGATTTTCATTTTGTAGCATTGATGCTTCATTAGATGAAGTTAAACAATTTATACTAAGTAATAAAACCTGGATTGATACTTTTATACTAACAGCTAATGCTTTATATAACTCGTATTCAGGTTCTAATTTTACTCACCATAGAAAATCAGAATTTGTAGATTTAATCTATAAAAACTTTAAATTTCTATCTAAACAAGAAGGTCTAACTCTAAAACCAGATAAATGGAATCCTTCAGACATTTGGTTAGTTGATAGTTCACTTAAATCGTTAGATAACCCTTCAAGTTTGGCAGAATTAAACACAATTTTACTCAAATTATATTCAGAAGATAAACTTATTGGTATATCTCTAAAAAAATTAGGTAAAAGTGCTAAAATAACAATTAATAATATTGAAGATTCCATAAAAAAAGAATATAAATATGAAAGTTATGAGTGTAAGTCTACAAATGGTAACTCTAGAATAATATATCAAGGGGGTAACATAGTATTTAGAACTTTTAACTACGCTACTAATTTTGCTGGTGAAATTTTAGGTAAAACTGCAGCTCACGGCAAATTAGG